CAGCGAGGGCTGGGGAACCATAGATATCCGTTACCAACTGGGAGTCGAATGATGAGCAGCCAACAAGCCGACCTCGGCAAAGAGCAGTACGAGGCCACCAGAATCCCGTTTGCCCCCCGCCCCACCGTGCTGGAGTTGCTGCGCCTGCCGTTCCCGCCGCACCAAATATCGAAGCTTCCAAAACCCACCCGCGCCCAGAACGATTGCGCCCCCAACCTCAAGCGCAAGTGCGAGGTGTGCGGCGGCTGGCATCACCCGGACGTGATCCACCTCGACTACGTCGGCCATGCCGCATTGACTGACCGCCTGCTCGACGCCGACCCGTCCTGGAACTGGGAGCCGATGAGCCTGGGCGAGATGGGCCTGCCGCAGTTCGATGCTACCGGCGGATTGTGGATTCGCCTGACCGTGTGCGGACTCACCAGGATTGGCTACGGCAACGCCGAGGGCAAAAGCTATATGGACGTAGGCTCCCGCGAGAAAGAGTGCATTGGCGACGCTCTACGCAACGCTGCGATGAGGTTTGGGGCGGCATTGGACCTCTGGCACAAGGGGACACTTCACGCACCCGAGGCCGGGGAAACCGGCGAAACCGATAAAACCGATTCCCTCCCGGCCAGGATCGAGCGCGTCCGCGCCGACAGCGAGCCGCCCAAGGGGTCGGCCCGTGGAGTGACCGAGGACGCCTTCAACGCGCTCGATGATGCCGCCAAGGAAGTGCTGGAGCGGAAAGTGCAGTCGATCTGCGAGGCCAATGCCGCGCACGGCATCGTCAAGGCCGTCGATGTCCTGCAAGACCTGAAACTCAGCACCGAGGACAAACTCGCCGCGTGGTTCCTCCTCGACTCTGAACTCCGCAGTTCAATCAAGCGCGAAGAGATTCGCCGTCGCAACCTGCAAACGGAGATGGATGATGCCTGAGACCAAGTACGACAACAGCGGTGCGCTGTTCAAGAATGACCGCAAGCAGCAGGACAACCACCCCGACCGCACCGGGTCGGCCACCATCGACGGTGTCGAGTACTGGGTCGACGGCTGGCTCAAGGAGGGCAAGAACGGCCCCTTCCTGTCGCTCGCCTTCAAGCGCAAGGACAGCGTCAAGCCCAAGCCCAAGGCCAGGCCGTCCGCAGACTTCGACAGTGACGTGCCCTTCTGATCCGAAAGAACCCAGCCGTGCGTCTGGATCACGCACGAGCCGCGCCGCAGGGTTTGACTGCGGCACACCACCGAAGGAGTAGCCATGCAAGAGCAATCCAGTACCAAGCGCAACCTTCTGCCGTTTGCAGAAGTCCCGAAACCCGGTCGCAAGAACGTGCGCCATGTAATCCGCGACCTGGTCAGCATCAAGAAAGTCTGGAATGACATCGAGCCGTATCTGATGGATGGGGTCCAAACCGGGCACAAGGTGTTCGACCTGGCGGAAATCGTGCGTCTTCTTCATATCCATGACCACGAAGACCGGCTGGCACCATTCAGTCTCAATGATTACCAGATCGGGCAGCAGTTCAACACCGTCATGCGCGAAGCCTACACGCTCAACAAGTCCTGGAAAGCGGAGACCTATGGCAAGCGCATCGGGCCTATGACGCCACCGGCCGCAACAGAACCGCCACCCGCGACGCCTGCGGAATAAGAGCCAAATGGTTACGTCCAACACCGTAACCGCTTCCCCCGCCGCCGCCGCCGATTTCTTCGCGGTGGCGGCACGGGACGCGTTGAAGAAAATCGCCGAGCATTCCGGCCAGTTTGGCAAACGGGTGCGCGAGGATTGGCGCGACTACGGCCATCAACTGCTCGCCAAGCGTAACCAGCTTGGCGGCAACGACAAAGCCTTCGGGCAGTGGGTAAAGGACAACGGTCTCGACGCCCACCCGGCACAGAATCCGGTTACGCGAAGCAACGCAATCTGGCTCGCCCGTCATTGGAATGAAGTCACAGAGTTCTACCTTAGGTTTGAACCTAAAGATCAGGACCACTGGCCGGACAACATAAGGAAAGCCTGCCGCGCCGCCGGAATGGAGTGGGCCGTAATGCCGGTCAAGAAAAAGCCGAAGTCGGTTGGCTGGGTTACTGCCGTCACGCCACTGTTGAGCGCCAACGCCCATGCCTACATCTGGCAACGTGCCGCTGGCATCGACCAGGCAAAAAAGAGTGAGTTGGAGCTTGAGTATGGGCAACCGATACCGAGCCGCATCACCGACGACGCCGACATCGCTAAGCTGGTCACCGCCATCGAACGCTGTGCAACGCGCCATAACCTGGACGCCGCCCGTGGTCGCATCGATGAAGACTCCGCTGCACTCGCCGCCGAAGTGCGGACGCTCCCCGAAAGAGCGCAAGCCAAACTGGAGCGACTGCTGGCAAAACAGGCGAAAGTGCAGGAGCAGGCCAACGTGCTTGAGGTCGAGCGCCGGGTCACCATCGAACTCGACCGCCGCATGGCAGCAGAACGCAAGCGCATCGAGAACGAAGACAAGTCCACGGTGCAAGCCCTGCAAAGCGCCAATGCCAGGATGCGCGAAGCTGAACTGCGGATGAAGACCTTCGATGCCTGGATGACCCAGGAGGAATTCAAGATCGTCCTCGGTTGCCTGCACCCCGACCGCCAGCCGGAAGCCCAACGCCCGAAGTACGACCGCGCCTTCCAAATCTTCAATCGCCTGCAACAGCATATGTCGCCCAGTGTGCGTACCCGCAAGGGCAATGGGTGGCCGGGATGAGTTCCGATGAGGCCATCGAGCGCCGGATGCAGGAACTGCGCGAACTGTCCAAGCAGTACGCCAAGGCCAAAGCGCAGGAGGGATACCTGTCCGAGTTCAAGCGCAGCAAGCTTGCCATGCTGATGAAAGCCGCCGAGCAGGACGGCCATGCCAGCGCCGTGGCGCAGGAGCGCGAGGCCCGTGCCCACCCTGCCTACCTGGAACTGCTGGAGGGCCTCAGGGACGCCGTGGAGCGCGCTGAATCACTGCGCTGGCAACTGAACATCGCCGAGATCGGTGCCGATGTCTGGCGCACCCAGGAGGCGTCCAAACGCGCCGAGCGCAGGGGGTATGGGGCATGATCGATGAACCCCCGGCGTACCGCAACCGCAGGCTGCTGGACATGGCCCACCGGCTGGATGCGGTGTGCGGCAATTGCGGCGCGGTTGGCCCCTGCGAACCGGCCCACTCCAACATGTCGATCCACGGCAAGGGTGCCATGCGCAAGGCCGACGATTGCTTCCACGCCCATCTGTGCGCGGCCTGCCACCGTTGGCTCGACCAGGGCACCGGGCGCGACCCGACCAATATCTACACCGCCGACCGCGCCGACAAACAGCAGATGTTCCGTCGTGCTATGGACCGCACCTGGCTGCGCCTGTGGCGCGAGGGATTGATACAGGTGACCAGATGAGCGACCCGAGAAGCAACGACGATGAAGTGATCTGCCCTAAATGCGTCCACCAGTTTCGGGCGATCCCGGTGAACGTACAACACGCCCTCGCCGCACGCGATGCGGAGATCGAGCAGTGGAAGGTGCTGGTAGAAAAGGCACACGATGCTGGAGTCGAGAGCATGGCAAAGGAACTGCGCCGAGTGTTAGATGGTGAGCCATGCCTTGCCAGCAACCCGCCGGAACTTGCGGAGGTGGCGCGGCTGCGGCAGGATGCCGCACGCTACCGCTGGTTACGCGCTCGATGCAACCACGATTACCCGGTACGGGTCGGAGCATCCGGCGTGGTTGCCAACATGCCGTATCGGGGCAACGCTTGTCATTATCCAGTGGATGACGATCTTGATGCGGAGATCGATGCCGCCCTCTCCGCGACACCCGCGCACCAATGCAGATAGGTTACTGACATGGACAAGTTGGATCACACCCCTATACCCCCAACGCATGAGCCACACCAATTCAAACAGTGGACTCAGCCTCGCCCAACCCAAGGAGCCGACATGACACCGGAGCAGCAAGCAAAATTCGATGCAGCAATGAAGGAATGCACAGGAAACCGGCATGACTTCGAGCGGATATTCCTCGCTGGCTACGCCGCACGCGATGCAGAGATCGAGCGGCTGCGGGCAGCACTGGATGGCGCATACGACATTCTGGACGCAGAAGCCACTCCATACATTGATGACGCAGAGGACAGTTTCCGCACAATTAGCGAGTCGAAGTATGCGGAGGTTGAGCAAATCTTAAGCGCCGCCCTCGCCCAAACCAAGGAGCCGACATGATCAGCCCCGATGACCTACTATGGACCAAGGCCGAGGTGGCCCAATACCTGCACTACAAAACCAGGACCATGGAGCGGGTCGGCAAACTTCCTGGATTCCCGGCCCCGGCCCGACCCGGCAATCCCATCGTGTGGCGTGCGGGAGACATCATCGCCTGGTGCCGTGCTGCTAACGAAACCTCGGAATCGGCGTCCATCCAAAAAGCAGCCCGAGCAAGATCAGGACGGCGAACAATCCCAAAAGAACGGTTGCCACAACCTTGAACGGAGCCGGTAAGGGGATCTGTCCGACCAACCAGTAAAGCAGGTAAAACACAACGCCCAATACGATCACGGTGATCAGCAACGAAAGCATCGATTCCATGACGACTCCTCAAAAAGTGGTAACGGTCAGTTACGACGGCAACACCGTCAATATTCCCCTCCCGGCATGGGAGGTGTTGATGATCGCGGTTAATCGCCTGGTCGACACCGGGGATCTGATTGGTGAGCCGGGGGTCACCCGCGCCGCATGTAGGGCCGCCGGGGACGCCAGCGGTGAACTGTATTGGCTTACTGCTCCTCCTCTGGCGTCTGCCACAGATACGCCGGTAGACCCACCCCCGTCCCCAACAGCCCGTACATAGGCATGTTGGCATTGATGTAACCATTCAGCACCTCCTCCAGTGGCTTGCCGGTCACCCGGTGTGTGCGCCACAGCATCTCATTGATGTCCTGCATCATCGGCTTGCCGGTGGTGCCCTTGGCCCCGGCCCAGGCAACGTCCTGGTAGTTCATCGGGTCCACCCCCTTGCCTGCTGCAACGTCGCCGACGATGTCCTCGATGATCCCGTATGTCCCCTTTTTCGGGGCCTTCAGCTTTCCACTGGGATCGATCAGCGTCATCATCTGCTCGTCAATCGTGGCCCGGTCCTTGTGGCCCATGAAGTTGCTGGCAAAGTTGAACCGCTTGGGTTGGTCCTCTGAGGTCAGGCCGACCCCCTGGTTGAACTGCTTGTCGTACTGACCCATGTTCCCGCTGGCGTAACGGCCACCGATGGGGTGCGGCATGTTGTAGGCGGTCGAGGGAATCGCCTCACCAGCATTGCGCTGGAAGTTGCCATAGGCCGACATCAGCAGGTTGGGGGTCGGTGCCGCGCCCCCGGTGGTCGCCGCCATCGCGTTGGGCATCCGCTCCCTGAACATCTGCTGGCCCAGTTCCGGCCCCAGTACATCGCGGAACTTCTGCTCAAGCTGGCCCACCGAATAGAAGTTATGCGCCAGCGGGTGCGGCTCACCAAGGTCGAAGGCCTCGCCCAGACGGGCGCGAATCTCCGGGGTGTCGTAGGCCTGCCGCCACTGATCGCGGGTCACCTGGGTCTTGGCGACGGCATCGGTCAACGTATTGCCGGTCACCGGGTATTTGGTCGGGTCAACATCGAACCGCTGGGTCACGTCGAAGTAGGGGGTGTAGTTACCAGATTCGATCTCGGCCTGCGCCGCCTTGCGTACCTTCTGCACCGCCTTCTCCTCCGGGGTGAGAACCTTTTCCCAGTAGTGCTTCTCCTTCTGCTTGTCGTAGACGATCCGGGGCTGTCCGGTATGCGGGTAGCGCGTTGCCATCTCGGCCGGATCGAAGCCGAGCGTTCCCTTGGGTGTGGGCGGATTGAGCAGCCCGGTGATGGAAGTCTCCCCCTCGTAGGCTGACTTGCCATACGCATTTGAGAAGTCCTTCGCCGACTTTTTGACATCAGACCAGAGGTTGTTTATCACGGTCTTGTGTTCCCCGCTGACAGGGTTAGCCTTCAGATGCGCGTCCAGCGTGGCGACTACCGACTTGGGTGGGGTAGCCCCCTTACCGAAATTCGGTGGTGGCAGACCGGCCTCATCTTTCGCGTATTCCGTAAGGTCGGTCACCGCCTTGCGGAACTGCGTATCGGCGGCGAGGTTGGTGCCATAATCGCCTGGCAGCTTGGGTGGTTTGGGGGCCTTGCCCTTCGGTGCCGCACCCAGTGCCAGCGGTGCCTGCGGCAAGGGGATCATCCTGCCAGCTATCCTCCCCGCATTCGCCAGCGCCTCATCGCTCATGTTGAGGATGCCCTTGACCGCCGCCCTGCCGCCGCGCATCGCCCCCTGGCTGACGCCCCCCCCGAGCAGGGAACCGACCGTTTCCGCAGTCGACGGGTCACGCGGATTGAAGACGCCAGCATCGATCAGTTGCTGTCGCCACCACTCCGAGCCACCAGGAAGGTCCACCGAGGACACCATGTTCTGGCGGATGTCCTGCGGCATCAGCACCGTGCTGATATCGCCCTGCGCCCCGAGGATGTCCATCAGCCCCCCGAGGCCGGTCTTGGCGGCACCCAGACTGGTCCCCACCAGGTCGTCGTAAGCCTTCGCCCGTCGGCGCTGCTTCTCCTCGTCGGTGTACGGCACCTGACGACGCAACTGTTCTTCTCTGGTGATCATCGGCATGTCATCTCCTCTTACTCTGTTCCAACAATCTTCAGCAACTGGTCATCGAATACGACGTAGTTGGATGATCCCTTGCCCTTGCCACGGGAACCGGCATCGAGATAGCGAATGCCGGGGACGCCTTGTGCGCGTAGGGCCTCGGATGCGCCAACCCGACCCGCGCCGGGGTGCGCCTGACTGCCGCGCTCCAGAATGTTGTAGATGTCCACCCCACGAATGCTGTCAGGGTTTTTCCAGCCCCACGTTTTCGGGTCATTCAACGGACCCCGCTGGCCCACCAAGGACTCCACTGCCTTCCGCACGCTCTCTGGCTGCTGGCTGAGTGGCTTGTCCCAGTCCAGCATCTTGGCAATATGCTCGTCGGGAAGGTCTACTTTGTAGAGGTAGCCCTTCGTATGCGCCGCGCCCTCTGCAAGCTCTGTCGCCAACTTGTCGGCAGGATAACTGCGCATATTCGAGTTGGCGTTCTGGATGTGCTGGACTGCGCGTTCAGCAGTAGTCGCCCCGGAGGCAACATCGCCCACCATGCCGCGTATGTAGCCTCTCGCCGATTCCGGGTATTTGTCAGACCAACCTGACGGCAGCAGGCCACTAAGGGCCTCTTGATAGCCTTTTCCGACACCCTTCTCCTCTGCCGCATACAGCCCATGACCGTATGCCTGCGCCCCCTCGCCCGTGCCGACTTTCGACATGTCGAACCGGTCGAACTTGTGCGGTGAGCCGTGCCAAAGCGTCGCGCCCAACTGCCCTCTCATCGCGGCATTCAACGGACTGGGCATGGCCGCGTTCTGCTCCATTGCATAGACCGCCTTGCCGCCCTTGGTGATCGCACTCGGCCCCAGCAGTCCCATCAGCGTTTCCGCCACCGGGTTGCGGTTCTCGGACACCATCCCCGCATCCTGCATCTTCTGGCCGAGCCATTCAGACCCGCCAACAGGGTTCTCGATGGGTTGCGGCAACTGGTCGGCGGTGAGCAGGCCCAGCTTGTTGCCCAGATACCCGCCGCCCATCAGTCCGGCATTGAGGACGCCGGTCGCCATGTCCACCGGCATCCCGAGCAGGCCCCCGACCACGCCACGGTTGGCCGCGTCGGTCAGCCCTTGCCGGATATCCCGCCAGAATTGCTCGTCCATTATTTCCTCGGAGTCATCTGCTTCAGCGTCCGGCCCTGCTCCTCAATCGCCTGCTCGATGCGCTCGATGCGCTGATCCCGCCGTTTCGCATCCTGCTGCTGCGCGTCCCGGTGCTGCGCCTCTTCCAGCGCCGTCACCCGCCGCTCTACCGACGACCAGGCCCACACCACCCCGGCCAGCACCACGCCGATCGCAATCAGCGCCTCGACCATGAGCAGGAAATTGAAACCGGTTCTGGGGGTCTGCTCGACCATTCATGTCAGCGTTGCGACAGGTCGCCCAGCAACCCGCCATAGGACGCGGTGCCCATGTTGTTGAGCAACTGGTCGATGGTCATCTGGTCCTTCGGCGGCAGGCGCTGCTTCATCAGGTACAACCCCAGCTTGGGGTCGGCATAGCCACGCGCATTCAAGTCCTGCATCCTCTTCTCTGGCTGGCTGTAAAGGAAGTCCAGAATCCGTTTGGGGACCGCCTGGAACAGGGCGTTCTGCGCTATCCCGCCGCCCAAGCTGCGATTCACAAGGTTGCCGCTTGCCATGTCCTGGAAGGTGTTCGACCCGGCTGGACGCACCGCGCTGCTGTTCGACAGTGCCGCCCGGTCGAGGTCGGCGATCACCCGCCGCAACATGTTCATCTGCGCGGGAGTGAAGATGGTCTCGGCACCGCCCTTGGTCACCGGGTTCTGCACCCCCTCCACCGCCGACTTCAGCGCGTAGGGAGAGAGTTGCGGGTTGCCCCGGAGGTCGACCTGGGTCTTGCTGAACTTGTCCAGAATCTCCATCGACGCCTTGGCCTGGTCGACGGCCTTGGACATGTCCTTGTAAGTGTCGAGGTACTTGCTGAACTCGCCCTTGGTGGCCTTGTCCAGCACCACGTCGATCTGGCCCTTGACCGCGAGCAACTGCTTGTTGCCCCACTTCGCCAGTGCCCGGTTCTCTGGAATGCTGGTATCCAGCCACTGGTCGATCAGCTTACGCACCTCGTAGACCCCTCGCGGATCGGTCTCCCCCGAGAGCTTGTCCACCAACACGCCGAATCTTTTGATCAGATTGTCGTCCTTGGATGCATTGCCAAGCTGGTAGATCAGCTTCTCCACGCTCCGGGTATCCACCGCCTTGGAGTTGTTGAAGGCATTCTCCCGAATCGGTCCTGCCGCCTGGTCGCGCAGCATGTCGGCCAGCGCCAGCGCCTGCTCCGAGGCTGGCAGCGTCCGCAACTGATCCATTCGCGCCTGGTTGTTGGTAAGCTGCTGCTCACCGAGGATCGCAGTGCCTGGACTCATCCGCTGCACCCCGCGCTCCGCGCCGAGCAGCCCGATATCTCGCGACGCCTGGCCCGTCGTCGGCTGCGAGCCGGGGACGTATTCCGGCACGTTCTCCAGATTCGCCATTGCCGCCTTCGGGTCATGTAACTGCTCGTACATGCTGGTGCCGACGATCTGGTCCTGGCCCTTCTCGCGCAACGGCCGGACGCCTTCCCACGCCGCCCTGCCGCCCATCTTGGTCGCGCCTATTCCGGCCGGGGTCAATATGCCCCCAACCTGACTGGCGATGAACTGTCCCACCGGCCCAGCGCCTGCTGCCCTGGCCCCCTCCGCCGCCACCGCGCCGCCGGTCGCCGCCTGCGCCTGGATGCCGAGGTTCTCACCCAGCGGGGCCAAAAGCGGTGCCTCACGCGCAGCCACCCCGGTCGGCGGCGCGGCCGGCGATACCTTGCCCACCGGCCCCCGCGTCACCAGTGGCCCCAGGCCGGACAGGAACTTGCTGGGAGAGACCCCCGCCACGGCCCGTGCAGGCCCCGCCAGGAGGTTTTCCAGGTCACCCTGGGGTTCGGGTAGCCCGAGGTCGGTCAGTAGCTGGGAGACCCCCTGCGAGGGCAGCGGTGCATTGGTCCCCATGATCTTGTTGGCGGTATAGGCCAAAGGGTCGGCGAAGGCATTCACCAACCCTAGGCCACCCTCGACCGCATAGCGCGGGATCAGCCCCATTTGGTGCAGAAGCTGTTCAGTCATCGACGCCTTCTGCGGTTCCGGTGACTTCGCCCTCGCCTGCTGCGTCGCCTCGGCCAGTAGCCGGTCAATTTCTTCCATGGATAATTTTGAAGTGTCACCCATCATTGCCCTCCTTCCCGTTGCCGCTTCAGCTTCTCTGCGGTCAATTCAGCCACGGTGTATTTCTCCTTGGCGGGGGCGGCAGTGGTTGCCGCCGCTGGCGTGAGGCCCCTCGGCGTGCGGAAGCCCATCGACTTCGCCACCGCATCCACCGCATCGTTTTCTTCCTTGATGATCTGTTGCAGGTAGGCGATCTTGTCGTGGACCGCCTTCGGTGAATCGGTGATCTTCGGGATGAAGTCCTTGGACCGCTTGTACTCATCCAGCGACACCGCAGCGCCCGAGCGCAGCAGCAGGATCTGGGAGCCGATGTCGGCAATGGCGGCGCGGGTCGCAATCCCTTCCGGCTTGTAGTAGGCGGCGGCGTCCTGCGCCCCCGGCAACGCACCATATATCGGCAGCAGCGCATCCTTGTCACCCTGCACCTCGCCAATCTTCTCGCCCTTGAGCAGCCGCGACGCGAAGTTGAGCTTGTTGCCCAGTTGGGTGTTCGATACCTTCACCGTCATGAACTGCGCTGGCATGTCCTGGCCCTTTTGCAGCTGCTGCCCGTCCGGTCCCATTACCGCCCGTGTCACCCCTGGTTGGTTCGGATTCACCGCCACATAACCCTCGCCACCCTCGACCAGTTGCGGCTTGTTCAACTGATCACGCGCAATCTGGGCGCTCTGCGCCCGGTTCAACGCCCCTTCCCGCGTGGTGCGCGTGTCGGCCATCACTTCGCCAGGGGTGGGCGTGTTCGGAAACTCAGCCACAATCTTGTTTGGGTCGTATTTGTCGAGCGCCCTGGTCACCCCGCCGAAACTGTGAATGACCGGCGGTTCCAGATCCGGCGCATATGACGGCATCGGCTGGATCGAGCCGTCCTCCATGATCATCACCTTCACCCGCTTGCCATCCTGGCTCAGAGTGGTGACCTCCTTTATCTTCGGCTTGTACTTTTCATAGTCCTCGATCCAGCTTTTCGCCATGTCGCGCACCGCCGGGAACTCGCTGAATCGCCATTGCTCCATCGCCTGCCGGGTCAGGTTGTCCTGCGCCCTGGACCCCTGCGCTCCCGGCGGCGCTGGCGGGGTCACCATCGAACCCATGTACCCACCCTGCGGCTGCGGCGGTCCCTGGCTCACATCGACATCGTCACGGCTGGACATGCCATACCCCTGCTGCGGATCTGCTCCCGGCGCAGGCTGGAATTGCGCGGGTGGGCCATAACCGGCACCGGCACCGCCACCCATTACCCCCATACGTAACTTCGCCAGCGCGGCACGCTCCAGTTGCTTCTGCTTCATCGTGTCCACCGCGCTCAACAGACTGACCAGTTGCGCCGGGTCTTTCTGCTGCCGGGTCTTCTCGGCCTGCATCGCCTCCATCCCCAACAGGCCACCCTTGCCCAACTGCTCCCAGAGGTTGCCGCCGCGCCCACTCCCGGCCAGCATCGCCAGCCCCATCGAACCCAGGCCGGTGCGCCACGGGGTGGTTTCCTCCTCGTTGTACCGGGCGAGGGCCTTCTTCAGCAGTACGTCAAGGTCTGGATTGTCGAGCAGGGAATCGGTAGCCATGATGGTTCCTTATTGGCCGTAGGCGCGGGGTCCGCCGGGGGCCTGCTTGCCATAGGTCTGGGTGTACCAGTTGGCGTAATTCGCCGCCTGCCGGTTCCACGGGGTGCCGTTGACATTGCCGCCGAGGATGCCCAAGAGGCCGGTCATCGATCCTGGATCGAGGGTCGAGGGGGCAGTGTCCAGCCGGTAGCCTCCGGGCGTCCCCGCCCCATACCCATTCGGCGGTAAGGCTACGTCACCGGTCCCCAGCGCCTTACGCATCATGTTCTGCTGCGCCGGTTGCGCGGCCTGCGGCGGCAGGCCCGGTGCCCGACCCACGCCCTGGCCCATCGGCGGCATTCCCGGCCCCAGCGCCTGCGCCGGAACGGGTGCCGGTGGCGGCATCCCCGGCGTCGCCCCTCCCCCCATGCGCTGCTGCTGCCAGGCATCGGCTTGCGGGTTGGCATAGAGGCCACCGAATGGATTGTCCGGCGAGTACTGCGGACGGTTCGCCGCAGCCTGCGCTTGCGGGGGTGGTCCCCCCCCATAACCGGGGATCTGGTAGTTACCCTGGGGCAGGTTGTTGAGTCCACTGAACTGCTGCGGTTGCCCATAGCCCATGCTCTTCAATTGCTGGCCTGCGCCACCCAGTGCCGCACCACCTGTTGCTCCACTCATCTCATCCTCCTATGGGTATGCTTTCGGTGCCGGTGCCGGCGCCTGTTTCCCGTACGTCTGTTGATACCAATTGGCGTAAGCCGCCGCCGAGCTCGGGAAGTTGCCGCCGCCGAGGAACCCCAGCAGCCCCAGCATGCTCCCCGGATCGGTCGTCGCCGGCGCGGTGTCGAGCCGGTAACCTCCAGGCTCGCCGTAGCCGTAGCCGTTGGACGGCAGTGACACGTCGCCGCCGGTCCCCGGTAGCATCTGCGGTCCCTGCTGGTTCTGCCAGGCATCGGCCTGCGGGTTGCTGTACAGCCCCGCGTAGGGGTTGTTGGGCGAGTATTGCCCGGGCGAGTAGGTCTTCTGCTGCGTCCCGCCCCCCGAGGGGGTCTGCCAGGTCGGCGCACCGCCGCCGCCGGTCAGGTTGATCACCCCGTTGTAGTTGTCCGGCAAGTCGATGTACTGAGGGCCACCCCCACCCCCCGGCGCGGCCGTGATCTGGTTGGGCGGTGGCGTAGTCGGGGTGGGATGGAACGGGTCCGGCGGTGGCGTGGTCGGGGTCGGGCTGGAAAGCTTCGGGATGACCGAGGGCGGTTGCCCTACCTGCTGCTGGCCGGGGTTGTACCCGCTCAGTCCGGCATAGGCACCGATGAACGGGTTGCTGGCATTGGTCACCTTGGGCACGTTCGACCGCCCGTACTGGATCGCCTGGTTCAGCGGGTAGGGATTGCCCATCGTGGTCCGGCTGAACGACCCCGGCACCCCGGCAGGCGGGTTGGGGTTGCCGGTGGGCTGGATGCCGAATGGTTGTCCGCTCGATCCGCCGGGGAACTGGTTCGCCAGGGCAGGATTGTTGCCATAGTAGCTCTGCATTTTGACCGGCGCGTTGAGCCGTGGCGGCAGCGTCCCCTGGAACCATGACGGCAGGTAATTTTCGGGCTGGATCGACCCCTGCAAAGCCTGCCCGACCTGTTGCCCCATCGACGGGAACATGCCGGTGTAGTTGCCATAGGTTTGTTTGAACGTCGGCGGCATCCAGGGATCGTCGCGGCGACCGCCATGCCACATCACCTTCTTTGAATTCGGGTCGGTATCGGCACTCGTTACGTTGGGGTTGTCTGCCGTCTGCTGCGGCGTCCCCTTGGCATCGTAGGTCAGTGGTATGCCCCTGTCGTTGGTGAGAGGCTTGCCATCAGGTCCGTATCTCCAATAGACCCCATTCCCCATATCCTGAAGTTCGTAGGCCATTATGCGTACCCCATCTGTTGCATCATCAGCTTCCGGCGGCGCTGCATCTCTGCATCATCGCCCCCCGCGCCTGCAATCAGCGGCGCATAGGCATTGACCTGGTGCGGTGCCTGCTGGCCGAGCAGCGACACCGACGACGGTTGCTGCGACGGCGCACCACCACCCGGTTGCCGTGCCATGATCGATTCCTGCTTGGGCGGCGTTCCAGGATCGAGCAGGCTCTTGGCAATGGTGCTGGTCATGCCGGTCTTGGCGAGGTTCTTGCCGATGGTACTCAGCCCCTGCTTGCCAAAGCGCATGAACTTCTCGAAATCGGTAAGCTGGGAGGGCGGCAATTGCCCTTCGGGGATATTGCCGAATAGCGACGATTCGGCGCTACCCGGTTGCAGCAGGCTGCTGGTCACGTTGGGTGCCCCACTGCCCAGCCCCTCGGCACCGCCGCCGGGGCCAAGCAAACTCTCTACGCCCCCGCCGCCCTGCGCCACCGCAGTCCCCCCGGCGTCGTAAGCCTGGATCATCGCCAACTCTTCCGCCGACAAGGCACTGACCCCAGCACCCACCCCGGTGCCGACAGCGGCACCCGCTGCGGCACCGCCCAGTGCCCCAGCGGCAGTCGCCGCCCCCGCCGCCGCCCCTACGCCACCCTCCGCGCCCAGTCCGCCATAGACCAGCGCCGAGAGCAGTGCTGCCTCTTCGATTCCGCTCATGTCGTCTCCTTAGCCAAACATGCTTGCGCCGAGCAAGCCGCCGCCAATCAGCGCCGCATAGGGATTGGCCTGGTAGTTGGTCTGCCCGGTCTGCGTGTTCTGACCGTAGTTGCCCGAGGCCCTCGACAGCGCATTGCCGTAGATGTCGGCCATCTGGAACGGGTACTGCTGCCACTGCTGGTAACTGTTCAACTGCTGGTTCAACATGTCCTGCTGGTACTGTCTCTGCGCGTCGCCGACACCGATGATGTGCTGCGCGTCGGACAGGTCGCTCTGGTGCCCCTGCAACGCATTCTGGTACGAGGCCATCTGCCGCTGCCGCTCCGCATCCCAGGCGCTGGTGGCCCGGTTCAAGTCATTGGTCTGCGACTGCATCCCGCGATTAAGCGCGTTCTCGGCGATGCCGCTGTTCCTTGCGTAATCCGCCTGCCGGGTATCGTTGACCATGCCGATGGCGCTCTGCTCAAGCTGGGCATTCCGCGCAATGTCACCCCCGTACAGTTGCGCGTTCCTGGCAATGTCCTCACCGTACAGCCCCGCGTTGCGGGTGATGTCCTGGTTGTAGAGTCCGCTCGACCGGTCCCACTGCCCGAAATCCATCTCGCTGCCCTGCCGTGCGAGGTTCCGCGCCAGCGCGTCCTCGTTGCTGGCGATCTGGGCATCATGCGCCCCGCCATGAAAAGCCCCCGCCCGGTTGTAGGCGCTGTCGGTCTGCGCCGCAGTGCCGCGCTGGTAGGCACCGACCGTGTCATTGAGCGCGTTCTGCTTGAATGTCTGGTACTCAGGGCTGAATCCGCCATAGGGGTTGGTGGCACCACCGTAGAGGTTCATCGCCCCCGCCATCGGGTTGGCCGCGTCGCGGTAGGTGTTGGTCTGGATCTGCGGCGCGGCCTCGGCCAACTGCCACGGGTTGTACGCGTTCTCGGTCTGCATCGTGGCGTAGGGGTTCTCATAGCCACCGGAGGCAGTGATCTGGTTCATCGCCTTCGCCGCCGCCATGTCCGGCGAGTCGTTCCCGGCCAGGTTCATCATGTACTGCATCCCCCCGGCCTGGGCGTTGTTGATGGGGGCGATGGTCATCCCCTCGTACTGCTGGAAGGGCTGCTGGGTGATCGCCGTCAGGTTATTGACATAGTCCGCCCACCCCTGTTGTGCATAGTCGGGCGGCTCAAACCGCGCCACCGTCGAAGAACCGCCACCACCTGATCCGCCGCCCATAATCTAGCTCCTCATAACTGTCGTTCGTAGCACACTCTCACCGGCTTGAATTTTCCGCGCAGGAACCGCTTCCAGCCCTCGCGCCCCGACATCCTCACCGTGCTGGCACCCGCCGTCTGCGCCAGCCCGTCGATGAATTCAATGGTGCCCTCGACAAACTGCTCCGCCGCAGCGAAATGATCAAGGCCATTGCGTGGTTCGCCAAACAGCACCCAGACGTGCAGATAGGGTTGGTTGGTAAACGTGTCCCTCTTGGACTCAATCACCATGAACCCACGGTACTCGTCGCCATCCCAGGCCAGGTACAGGAAGGCCATCTTGGTCCGCAGGTAGGTGTAGATGTCTTCCGGTATCCAGTTCTCGCTGCCAACCTGGAGGACGCGCTCCAGCCCCGCTTTGACCCTGGTCCAGCACGAGCGGAGGTTTTCGGGGGCGATCATCTCGTACCTCATCCGGCCGACCCGGCAGTGACTGCGCTGAGATCGGCGGCAGACGAAATCACGTCCCAAATCTTGACGTTGCGGATCTGGCCCCCTATCGCCAGCCCGACCCAGGGCGAGTAGCCGATGCTCACCAACGACGCTCCCATGCTGCCCGAGAACGTGGTCCCGGCCACCGGCAGGCCACCTCCCGTACACCGCTGCTGACCCCCGCCCCAGGTCGCCGCCACCTTGCGGATGGCGGTGTTGGAGTCGGGCAGGCCGGTTTTGACCGCCAGCGTGGTGCCGTCGTACATGGCGATGCTGTCCGAGCCGTAACCGCCCTGGATCATCAGCGGCAGATGATAGGTCTCGCCAGTGACATACCCCCGCTGCTGCCAGGCCGTCTTCCACTTGGTCCTGACCTCGGCGTAGACGGTCCCCACGTTGGGGTTCATATTGTTGCCGGGGAAGGACAGGATGTCGGTGCCACGGGTGGCGACCGCGTACTGGCAGGGGTAGGTGTAAGTGTCGCTGCCGGTATCCATCACCGTCATCCCGTACAGATACCAGGCCGGTTGCCCACTGCCGCCATAGGTGTTGCCGTTCTCGGCGACGATCCAGGTCGACAGCGCGGTATTCGCCGCGACCCCCGACATCGCCACCCAGCAGAAGTACCAACCACCCTTGAGGGGAATGATGCCCGAGCCGCGCAGGGTGCCGGTGCCGCCGTTCATCTGCGCCAGGGTGACGGTGCCGTTACCGGCGAGGGTGTACCGGGCCAGCGCCTGGTCGGGACCGAGGATATGCTGCACCTGGATGTTGTTGCGCTGGCCGGGGGCGGCGAACACGCCAAAGAACGAATTGGTGACCGCGAACGGCAGGGTGGCGCTGGTGTTCATGTAGTGCTGGGCACTGACCGCAGTCTCGACAAAGGCGCAGCCGTAATAGTCCCCGGTCGGACCCGGAGCGTTCTTGGTGGCAACCGACATATTCGCCACATTGACCGTGCTGAAGTCCCACTCGATGCCGTAGGCCACCGTGGTCTGCGTGTCCATCAGGATCCCACCCGGCCCCACGGTATCGCAGACGATGGCGCTGGCACCGTTGGGGGTGGTCAGCGGCACCGTCCCGGCGATCTCGTTGACGATGTTGCCGGTCATCGTATTGCCCAGCTTGACCCCGTAGCAGCGCACCCCGTCGACATTGGAATACTGATACGGCGCAACGCCCATGCCGACACTCTGGTACTCGCCGGGGTTGGTGTTGGACTGTCCCGAGATCAACTCCATCTGCACGTTGCCGACCATGATGTCCGCCGACTGCGAGTTGTTGACCCCACCGCTGTTGCCGCCATAGAGGCCGATGGCGAAGGAGGGTGCGGAGGCATAACTGCCGGTGACCAGGAACGAATAGCGCACGGGACTGGTGTTGGTGATGGTGAAATTGTTGATCTGGTTGCTGAGTGCAATGACCAGCGTCACCGGGTTGCCCAGCGTCCACAGATTGGCCGTCAGCCGGTAGGCGGCGGTACAGAGGGGAACGACGATTACCTGGTACATGCTCGACACCCCGACCGCGAGGTCGTTGCCCCGGTTCAACTGCACCCGAGTGGCCTGCGATCCACCATAGTTCCAGGTCAGGATCGGTGCCGCCGAATTGAGGCCGACGTTGTACCCCGTCCACGGTGCCACGGTCAGGTTCTGCGAAGAGCCGAGGATCATGTTCTCGACCCGCCTCGCGCCGGGGAACCGCGCCTCGTTCGGACGGCACTTACGCAGCACCATCTCCCAGTCGTGGACCGTGCCGCCCTGGCCCGAGCAGGAAAAGGTCGGGGTGGCACTGACCGCCTTGGTCGGCCACAACTGGTACATCAGCGGATGGTCGAAGACCAGGTTCGCCGCTGGCGGCGGCTTGAACTGCGATCCCCAGTGCATGACCGAGTGCATCAGGCGAAGGCCGGTTGCATGACCCCAAACATCTGGGAGCCATCACAGAAGAACGAGATGCCGTCGGTCATACTCACCCCGCTCGATAGTTGCGGTTTCAGGCCGTTGGGAAACTTGAACAGCGCAGGCCAGGTGATGGTAAACGGTGCCCCGCTGCCCTGCACCACCAGCAGCAGGTAGGTTCTCCCCGCCACCATGTTGGTCGGCGTCCCCATCGTGCGGTTGCCTGCGATCTGTACCCAACCGGTGGGGAACAACCCAACGTCCCAGGCGATGGTCGCCGCATCGGCTACCTGCCCATACGCCGGACGGTCGCCCAGGATGTACCAGTAACTCAGGTTGGTCGGCAATGTGCCTACCGGGATCGCCCCCGGCCCCCCGACCGCAAGCGTCCCACCGTAGAACACTACGTCGTTGAAGACGTACTGGGTCGATGCGTTCCACGGTCCACGGTGGTTCATCCACGGTGGCACTTGCCACTGCATCCCACCCGAGATACCGAGCAGGACGTTGCCAATGTTCGGATAGCCCAGTCGGGAGGGGACGCCACCGGCAGTGGCGACGATCATGTCGCCCTGGGTGGTCATCGGGTTCAGCACCAGCGTCCCCGAGCCGGGAATGCTCACCGAGGAACTGCCCCCCGGCACGTTCTGCAAGGTGACCGTGCCGCTGCCGGTGATTTGCAGGTTGGTCGCGCCGAGGTAGAGGAAACGGTCGCCGCCATTGTCGACCGCAAGCTCCAGTGAGGAGTCGACGGTGTACGGTTGCCGGGTCTGCACCTTCAGGTTGTACCCGGCGATGGTCGAGCGGATGCCGATGGCCTTGCTGTCATAGATGCGGAATTTCTCGGTCCCGACCGTGGCGAACACCATATCCGCCGCCGCCCCATTGGAGATCAGCAACTGCCCCCCGGTGTTGTACAGCGCACCTTGGTTGGCAACGTTCAGCCCACTGGCGGCAAACGCCGTCCCATACTTGATGAGGCAGAGATAACTGGCGGCATTCCCGGCATAGACTTGGCCGTAGGCAGTGGCACCAGTACTCGCGTTGTCGGCCCCGACATCGGTGATGCCATTCAGTGAATAGGTGTTGGCAAGGCGGACATTGGTGCCGCTGACGGTATAGGCCAGGCTGGCCGCACCCGTGAGCAGGTTGCCTGCGCTGCCATAGCCGACATAGGTCGCGGTCAGTCCGGCCCCGGCCCCCGTCGCCCCGGTGACCCCGGTCGCTCCGATGCTGCCGGTCGAGCCGGTGGCCCCGGCCGTCCCTACCCCGGTTGCTCCCGTCGCGCCGGTATTACCCGACCCCGTCGCCCCGGTGACCCCGGTGTTGCCAGCGATCCCCGCGCCGGTCGAGCCGGTATTCCCGGCCACCCCGGTGTTGCCGGTGGCCCCGGTATTGCCTGCCCCAGTCGCACCAGTATTACCGGTGCCCCCGGTTACCCCCGTCGATCCGGTCCTGCCGGTAGCACCAGTCACCCCGGCCCCGGTGGCCCCGGTATTGCCCATCGCCCCGGTCGGACCCAGCACCCCGGTGGCCCCGGTCTGCCCTGCGCCGGTCGCACCGGTCACTCCGGTATTGCCGACACTGCCCGTGCCGCCAGTGCCCCCGACCGCGCCAGTCGATCCGGCCCCGGTCGCGCCAGTGGGTCCAGTCGCTCCAGGATTGCCCTGGCTACCCGCAGTGCCGACCCCGGTGGCACCAGTGCCTCCGGTCGCGCCAGCAGCGCCGGTAGCGCCTGTTACCCCGCCGCCAGTGGCACCGGTCACCCCGGTATTGCCAGCGACCCCGGTGGCACCCGTGACCCCGACCCCGGTTGCACCAGCACCCGTGGCACCGGTTGCCCCCGTCGCTCCGGCCACCCCCGTGGCACCGGTCAGTCCGCCACCAGGCCCGGTTGCTCCCGTAGCGCCGGTCTTTCCTGTCGCCCCGGTCACCCCCGCGCCCGTCGCCCCGGTCGCCCCCGCAGCCCCCGGCGGTCCCGCCGCTCCGGTGCCGCCGATGATCCCCGCCGCGCTGATCGCCCACCACGTCCCGTCGCAGACCATCAGCGCCCACGATCCGGCGGTGGCGATGGTGATCGCCGTCCCCGGCGGTCCCCCGGCGAGGCCCACCACGTTGCTGCTGGCCGAGACAATGGCGTTGTTGGTATAGGTGCGGAAGTACAGTTCCCGGCCCCGACTCTCGGTGGGGTCGGGCAGCACATAGGTCATCGTCCCGCCACGGTTGGCAAGCAGGAAGTAGTCGTCCAGGTTGACGGTATAGGTCGGCGTCCCGCCCTGCACGGTGAGGGTGCGGTTGATCCACCCCGCGTTGCGGGGCACGGTGCCCAGCGTCTGCTCCAGCGCCGAGATGCGCTCGATGTTCTTCTTTAACTGGTCCCACAGGCCGTAATACAGCGCCCGGTCCCAGTCGGTCGCCTCATCGGTGAGGACCGGCAGGGTGACCTGTTCGATGACATTCACCGCTCACCCGCAGGAGTCAGTTTGGGCACGATCTCGATGATGCCGGTGGCGGCATTGATCGACTGGTTATGGAGATCGATGCGGAAGGCGAAAAAGTTATTGGTGCTGGCCTGCACCACCTGGTTCGGATTGCCGCCCAGGGTATCGAAGCGGTAGCTGGCATTCAGATAGGCGACCCCAATCTGCGTCCCGAAACACGGCGTCCTGCTGCCGTACCAGGTCAGTTCCATGGTCGGCGGCGTGGTCACCGGATTGGGCGGTCGCTGGGCCATGATCGGGGTCACCCGCGACAGCGTCGACAGCTTGTCCGGTTGCCCGACATAGCCGGTGATCAGATACGAATCCCCCCACTGCTCCTTGTTGCGGTTCTTGGTCACCCCGTTGACGATGTAGCCGATGTCGACATTGACCGCCTCCGGGTTGGTCTGGATCTGCTCCTGGCCGTTGCTGACCCCGATGACCTGGTTGGTGCGGAAGTGGATGGTATTGGTCCGGCAGGGGATGGCCTGCGCGGTCATGGTGGTACTCAGCGCACCCCACTTGTTGAGCTTGTAATTCCAGCCCAGCATCTTGGTGAACCCGCACATGTAGACCAGGTCGCCGGTACGGAAGTGGCCGAGCAGCAACGGGTACTGCCCCGCGTTATTGCCGACGTACATGTAGTTCGCCGCCAGCCATCTGCGGATACCGTCGGTGATCGAGCGGGGTCGGGTGCCGTCGTAGATGAAAATGTCTTCATCACCGACAAACACGATGCCCTGGTCGATGGTGGTGAACGAGCGCGGCCCGATGCAGCCGATATTGTCGGAAATCCGCTCGAAATCCCAGATTGGCGAATTCGGCCCCGCGCCGACATATCTCCCCCTGTACATCGAGTGCCCCTTGAACACCACGATACCGTTCTGGAATTCGGTCACCGCAGTGATCCCGCCGGGAGTGTCGACAAACTGCGCGAAGCTGCACTGGGTGACCTGGGGATTGATGCGCCAGTCGGTGTGGTCGCCGATGGCCGACCAGGCGAGGATGTCCCGCGCCCCGGTCACCGTCGAGAAGTTGCCGACATCGCCCAAAAAGACGAAGTTATTGGCGACGCAGCAGACCCTGGCCCCCGGTGCCGCCGTCCACGCCGGGTTGCCGAGGTCGGAGAACAGGGTCGCCCCCGACAGGTCGAGCGCACTGCGCTTCTGCGCCGTCACCCCCCTGTTACAGGCGACGATGATGTCGCCAAAGGCACAGAAATCGAAGAACCCGTAAGCGTCTTCAGGATACTGATACGGCAGGGTGCCCAGCGCGTAATCCCCCGGCCTGGAAACGTTGACAAAACCACCCCCGGTGATGCTGCTGATGCGCTTGTTGGTCCCCACCAACAGGATACCGCCGGGGATCGAGTTCCAGCGACTGCCAAAGTAGGCATTGGGGAAGGTCTCCCCGGCAATCGGCACATAGACATAGCCTCCGGGTGGCCCGAAATCGCACTCCGAATGCACCGTGTAATAACCACCGTTCGGTTCCGGCAGCATCTCGCTGACCACGGTCAGAATCCCCGGTGTGCGGGGATCGTAGTCCGGTCGCCAGTCAAGCATCCCAACTCCGCAGTCTGCCGGTCTTCGTACTCTCCTGGGTCTGCAACTGCAAGCCCCGGAACAAGTCGCTCTCCTGCTTGTCGAGCATCGCCGCCCACTGCATGGTCTCCCCGGTCGGCATGAACTGCCCCACCAGCAGCTTCTTCGCCCTGGTGCGGATCAGTTCCTCCGCGTCCTTTGTCCACATGTTTTCCACTGCGGAACCGGTGGTCTCGGCCGGGACCGTGAACAGGTAGTACTGGGTCAGGGTGTAGACCGCATCCGGGGTCGGGTACAGTCGGTAAGCCTTCTGGTACATCGAGAAACAGTACGGTGAGCCGCGCTGGGTGACCGTGGTGTAAAGCTCGTCCATCTCCCGTGGGCTGATCTGCCGCAGCGGAGTGAACGTCCCGTTGACGGTGATCACCAGCGAATCAAGCTGCACCAGGTCGGTCGGCCAGTTGTAGTCGGGCGTCCCGGCGATGGTCGGCAGCACCGCCTTCTTCTCGTTGAACCAGAACCTGAACCGCTGGTAATGATTAATAGCGTCGTTGATATAGTCGTCAACCACGCTGGCAATATCATCCCGGTGAAGCTCAGAGATGATCCTTGCTTCCATCTGTGCAAAGGTCGACATGCGCCCTCCAAAACGCCGCCCACCACGCTCGAATCACCCGTGGTGGGCGGTCACCCGAAAACTACAGGTCGTTGTTGGGCACATAGGCGATCATAATGACCCCCGTTCCCGCCGTCGGCGTCCCCGTGATGCCAGCCAGGTTGGCCTGGATCTTGGTATCGACCGCCACCACCGGGCTGATGTTCACACCCTCGTCCAACGGCACCTGGCCCAGCGCCGCCACCGACATCGCCGTGCCAAAGTTATCCTGGCCGGGATCGGTCGATGCGCCGATGTTGATCGCGTTGGCGGTGCCGTTGAAAATCTGCGTGACAAACACCCCCGAGGCCGAGTACACGATCAGCGAACCGGCGGGGATGGTCCCCACGTCGACCACGCCACCCTTCAGCGTGTAGTCAATTCCACGGCGCAGGTAATGCACCATCTGCTGGTGAAAATTCCGCGCATTCGTTGCAACTACTCCTGTCGGCATGATCAGTCTCCTTAGTGCGCGACGGCATAGGTGGATATCGTCATTGCGCCGAAATCCACATTATTGAACATGACTTTTTTCAAGCCCCAGATCATCCCGGCGCTGACGCCCAGACGATTTTTATAGTCAAAAAGCTCCTCTACCCAGGTGATCTCCTGACCGCCATCGCCGCCATACGCAAACACGGCGGCTTGTGCGCCACAGAACGCGGCACGCTTCACCACGCTGCGTGCCACACCGGCATTCGTTACGCCATCCGTAACGCGCTTGTCCATATGGATGATGGTGCCGTTGTACTCTCCGAGCGCCCCGGTGTAGATCGGCGATTTGGACCCTTCGCCACCCTGCAATGCAGCTTTTTGAATGTCGAGCCACTGGCCTGAATTCGTGTTGGTCCGCAGGTCGTAGACCTGGTATGGATGGAGGAAAATCACCCATTTTTTCTCACCGCCGATGTTCAACGGGCGGATGGTCGGCGACAGCGTCGATGCGCGTTCGACTGCGATATCGATCAGCTTCAGCGTGAACACGTCGCCCACCGCCAGCGTCGTGTCGTCGGTGATGCTCGTACCAGCCCAGATCCGGCGCGTGGTATCGGGGGCGATCACCGCCTGGTTGCCGGTGAAGCGCACGTCCGTTTGTGGGGTGTAACCGCAAATCTGATTGAAGAATGCAGTGTCGATGCGGTCGCTCCACCAATCCTGGAGGCCCATCTTGTTCTCGTTGCGAATCGAGAACGTCACCCGCTGTTCGGTCATCTTCCCTGCCGACCGCGTGGCGTGCCGCAGTTGGTCAATGATCACCGAATCGCTGTAGGTGGTCAGTGCCTCCTCGTTGCCTTCCAGGGTCACGTCGCCCAGCACACCGGCTTGCGTCAGTTGCATCCGCAGGCCCACGGTGATGCGGTCACCCGCGCTCTTCGACAGTTCATCGCGGACGTGGATCAGGCTCGATGAGGTCGAACCCATGAATTTATCCGCCTTCGTTTCTTTCAACGCATCGACAAAAAGTTTCTTTGCCCACGCCTTGACTGTCAACGGATCGTTGACCAGGAAACTGGTATCAGCCATTTCGTTTGCTCCAATGTGGTTGTGAGAAAAGTTCCCATCACTCGCGCCTGATGGAAGCGATCCTCACCTTCACGTCGGTGAGCAAACGATCTGGGCCTTTACGCCACCCCGGCGATCTCCCTGCTGTCCAGCAACCCCGGCTTACTAGGTAAGCCCACTACCAAGCAACCTAGCCGCCCATCGCGGCCTTGAAATCCTCGTCACTCATCCGCGCCAACTGCGATGGACTCATGTTGGCGATTTGTCTGACACTGTACTTGCCCCGCCCCGACCCGCCGCCACTGGGCTTCGCTGCCCGGTGGCCCTGCTCGTGCATCGCGTCGGCGTCCACCGCCCGTGGCTGATAGCCCATCGCCTGCGCCATCGCATAGGCCATCGTCGCCGGGTCTTGCCCTCGCTGCACCCACTGCGCCGCCATGTTCCGCGCATCGTTCACCGCGATCCCCCGCGCCTGCTCTTCATCCCACCCCGCCGCGCTCAACTCCTTCGTTCGCCGGTTCACCGCAAAGGTCAGCGCATCCTGGTAGTCGGGATGCTGCGTGCGGAACTGCTCCTCGCTGCCCGTCACCCGATGCACAAACTGTTGTACCGCCGCCGCCTGCTGCGACTCTGCTGCATACCGCTGCTGCGCCTGCCAGTTGGCCTGGTCGCGCTCCCACTGCTGCCGCCGCAGGGCCTGGATCTCGGCCTGCGTCTGATCGGCCTGGTGCGCCATGTAGCCAATCGGGTCTTGCTCCTTGTCCGGCGGCGGTCGCCGGGTCTGCGCCTCCAGTACCTGCTGCATCCTGGCTTGCGCTACCTGCCACTCCTGGTCGCGCTGGGCCTGGATCTGGAGGAACTGCTGCAACTGCGCGTCCTTGGCCTTGGCCTCCGCCTCCCACTGCCGCCGCTCTGCCCGTAGCCGGGTCACTGCCCCTACGGCAACGACCGGATCTTCCCGCTTCCCACTCTCGTGGTCATCATCATGCTCTGCTGTCGCCGGGGACTGGCCCTCGACGGTCGGTGCTTCCGGTGAAGTTACCTTCACCTCCTCGGTTGTGGGCGGATTCGCCGCCGCTGCGATCTCACTCAACATGCTGTCTCCTCATTGCATAGCTGGCGGCTGCGGCTGGATCTGCGCGGCCTGTAGCGCCTGCGCCGACTTCACCAGTTCCACCCGCTGCTTCTGCTGCTCGCCCTGTACCTTCAGGCCCTGCAATTCCATCGCCATCCGATGCTCCTCGGCCTTCCACTGCGCCTGCTGCTGCGCCATCTGCAAGTCCAGTTGCTTCAGTTGCATCTCCATCTGCTTCATCTGCTGCTGGGCCTGCATCGTCGCCTGTTCTGCCTGCAACTCCAGTTGCTTCAACTGGATGTCCGCCTGGGCTTTCACTTGCGCGGTCTGCGCCTTCGACGCCTCGCCCTGCGCTACCGCCTGCGCCATCTGCACCTGCGGATCGCCCTGGCCCTGCTTCTGCGCCGCCTGCTGCTTCGCTGCATTGATCTGCTTCTTCCAGCTTTCCGCCAGGCCCGACGGGATCGGCGCGTAGTCCAGCGCCTCTTCCGGCACCGGCCCACCGGCCTGCATGACCATCGGGCTGATTTTCATCAGCGCCTCGAAGGTCTTCGCCTTCATGTCCTTGCTGGTCGGGGCAACGTCGACGATCACGTCGTACTCCAGCACCCCGCGCTGCTTCAGGAACGGTTCGTACTTCTCGCCCAGCGGACCCGCCACCATCACCAGGCGACCGTCGGCCATGTACTCGATCAGGAAGTGCGCCAGCAGGCGTCCCTGCTGCTTGCGGTACTGCCTGAGAGCGTCGAACAACGTCGCCACGTTGCCCATTCCGGCGTTCGACCGCGCCTCCTCGACCACCCCCGGCTGCATCCTCTCGGTCATCCCCAGTTGCTCCAGCGGGATGCCGCTCGCGTCGCGGATCGAGGACACCGAGAAGGTCAGCAAATCCTCGATGGATTTGGGGTATTGGGGAACGGGTTTGGGGATAATCTTCCCGCCCGAGATCGCACCGGCATTGACCGCCACCACGCCATCGGTCTTGGCCCAGTTGTTCTCCAGTTCCTTGATGTCGTTGACCGCGCCCTCCTCGACCAATATGCCGCCTTTCGCGTTCGTATTTATGATATGCAACAACTGACTGAGCATCTTGTTGGCGTATCTCTGGGGGTCTTCCATCACCTTGACCACGCCGAAAAACGTCCCCGTGGCGTGGTCCCTGTAGCCGGTGATCGCGTTGTACACAAACTCGTACTGGCAGGGCGCGTCCGACACTTCCAGAAGCTGCTTGCCGAGCAGAAAAGCCTGCTTGTAGACCACCTTGGTCCGCCGCTTGCCGAGCAGTGGCTTGCCCAGTTGCAAGCTGCGCTCCTGCGCGATCTGGTACTCCTCGTCCGATAGCTCCATATCGGGCGGTTTCTTCGGCCGTGGCGGGGGCGGCGGTGGGCCTGGCGGCATCCCCGGCGGCGGTCCACCCATGCCCATTGGCGGCGCTCCTCCCGGTGGCCCCGGTGGGCGCATCCCGCCCATTGGCGGCGGCGGCATTCCTGGCGGTCCCGGCGGTGGTCCGCCCAGCGGCGGTCCCATCGGGTTTGGCTGGCTCATCGGGGGCCGCATTCCTGGGGGTCCGCCCATAGGCGGCGGTGGGCCAGGAGGTGGCATACCGGGCGGCAACGCGCCTTGCGGTGGCCGCATTCCCGGCTGCATTCCGGGCGGGGGCGGTCCCGGCGGCATCCCCGGCGGGGGCATTCCGGGTGGCATTCCGCCCATCATGGGCGGCGGCTCCGGCGGCCCCGGCACCATCCACACCGTCTTCGGTTCCTTCCAGCAGTAGTGGATGATCAGCCGCGTCCCGTCCGGCGCAGCGTCCACCGCGCTCTTCTCGTACCACGGCGCTCTGCTGGCATCGTGCGGCGTCGTGTCCGGCAGGCCGTCCACCTGACCGCCAATCAACTCCGCATCCGGCCACCGGCCCTTGATCGTATCGTCATCCAGCCAGTCGTCGCAGGAGACCCACTTCATGTCCGACAAGTTGCGCTTGATCGCCGCCGGGTCGTAATGAAAGGCGAACGGGTCTCTGCGCGGCACCTCGATCATGCCCTCCGGGTTGACGCAGTAGTCCATCTTGGTCTCCGTCCACCCGTACCCGCAGATGACGGCGTCCCTGAATGCGTCGCTCTCCTCATCCTCTGCATCGCACTGCTGCCGCGCCCACTTCGCGCCCTCGGTCAACAGGTCATTCTTGCCCGAGTCGTCTATCGTCCTCGGCTTGTATTGGACTTCCTGCCGGTTGTTGGCCTCCGAGCCGCAGATGGCGTTCACCATGACGCTGATCCGGTTGAAACTCACGCACGGCTTGCGCTGCTCCTTATGCGCCGCCTCGTCCTCCGCTGTCCACTGCTCACCGGCCACCATCGCATACCAGGTCTCCGCTTTCTTGCGCCACTCCGCAAGGTGCGTCTGCGACTGCTTGCGCCGCTCCAGGATCTCCTCGACCAGATCCTCGTCGTCGCTGGGCGACTCGTCTACCGGTTCTTCCGAGAGCATCTCAGTTGCTCCTCAACTCCGTCAGCGCACTGTCCGCCGCCATCCGCTCAGTCAGGCTCACCTCGTCGGTAGAGGCCATCCGCTTCATCATCTCTTCGTAGTGCAGGTCGGCAAGGTGCCACGCCCTCTGCACCATCGTCTCTGCATCAGTCCAAATCTCGGTATCCGCCGCCGTGATCGCCACCAGCAACCGCTCCGCCAGGCCCGATACGAACTCCCGCCGCGCCCTCTTGATCGCCCGGTCGCTGACCGAGGTATCGATCAGCTTCGCCTCGCCGTTGTATCTACTTCGCGCTTCGCCCACTGGGCACCTCGTCTTCAGGGATGGTGATGATCAACAGGTCCAGCGCAGTGTCCAGTTCCTCGCCATCGAGCGCCCAGCGCCCATCGACCCGCCCGTCGCACCTGACGTACAGCCTCTCGTTCACCGACCCGTCACTGTTCCTGACCTGGTCGCGCAGATACCGATACCGCTTGGCGTCCTTGTCTATCGTCTCCACGTCGCTCCGCGCTTCCGGCGCATTACCCTTCGCGTCCCGGCTGCGCTTCTCAGCATCCGCCTCGTCCTTGATCACCTGTTGCCTCGCCGTCGCCATCGCTATCTCCCGTATCGAGTTGCCCGTCTGTGCTTCAGCACCGCATCGTCCATCCGCAGCGCGTAGCGCCCACCACGGGGCTGGCTGTCGTCTGCATTCAGGATATACACATACTCCTCGCGCCGCTCCTGCCCCGCAGCATCAGTCACCCGCAAGTCCACCGTCTCCACGTTCCGCACCACAGTGATCACCGCCGCCATCGGCACCCCTTCCGCAGGCACCGTCATCGGTGCCCCGTCCGAGTCGTACACCGGCTGGCCGTTCGACCGGTGGAAGAATTGCAGGGGATCACCGACGTTCACTTCTTCCACGCCTCCGCCACCGCCTGCTCCAGCACCTTGACCTGGGCCATCAGCACGTCAGTGTCGGTGCGGATATGCTCCAGCTTCGTACCCAGCGCGTCGAGATCGCGCTGCATCGCGTCGATCCTCTGCACCGTCCGCAGCAGCGCCGCATCGCGCCCCTGCGCCTCTACCTCATCCCGGTTGTCTATCGTCATTTCTCCACCTTCGCCGCAAAGGCATCAAACCGCTGGCGCAACGCATCCACGTCGTGCCAGATGCGCGATAGCCGCGAGTCATGCTCGACCTGCACCGACTTCATCACCAGCATCTGCTGCTCCAGCCCGCGCAGCTTCTCGTCGCGCTCCACCTGGTCCCGGTCGTCTATCGTCATCCTGCCTCCATGCGACATGCCGTCGCGCATCGTTGCCTCGACCCGCCTCATCGCCTTCCATCGCCCGTATTCAACGTCCACCTCTTTCACGTCTTCGCCATCTTCCGCAGGGTCTCGGCACTACGCACCCGCGCCTTGATCTCCACCGGCTTACCCTTCGCCATCACTACCTGCTTCTGCGCCCAGCGGTGCGGCTGATAGCCCCAATGCTCGACGTGGCAGAGCTTGCAGACCGGGGCTTTCATGCCGCCCACGCACTGGGTTCAGCCTTGCGCTTGTAGCGGTCCTCCGAGCGCGAGCTTGACTCCCTCGGCCAGATCAGATCGAGGTCCGGTTCGGCGATCCGCGCCAGCGAGTCCATCATGTCGTCGTGCTGCGAGACGGGGAAGGCGCAGTACTCCTGCTCGATGAAGTCACCCACCAGGTCTCTGACGATCCCCTCGTAGTCGGTGTAGTTCAGCGTCTGCGGCAGGTACACCCGGCCCTGCTCAAACAGCGGTATCAGCCGCCTGATCCTGTCGTTCTTAGGTGACTTGCCTGCGACGGGAGTGATGTCGAACCTGTAGTTCTGCGCTTCCTGCACGGTCTTGATATGCGCCACGTCGGCCATCGCACCGTAGCTCTCGTAGCGGACCTGCATCGGTCGCCACTTGCGGTGCAGGCGCATCAGTGCGCTGGCCCGTTCGGTGAGGTTCAACCGGTCGCGGATGATGTCCAATGCGTACATGTTGCGGTCTGCGGCGAGGCCGATGACCCACATGCTGGTGTAGTCGCTCGACCTGCGCTTGCTGTTGGCGGCGTCGACCAGCAGCACCTTGTTCATCCCCTCGCCGCTGCGGTTGTCGTAGTGCCGCAACCATTCCCTTTTGAACCCTTGCGTCGTGTCGTGCAATGGGTCTTGCATAATCTGGCAGGAGAAGGTGTACGGCCCGAGGTCTTGCCGCTTCTCGCGCAGCTGCTCTGTGGTCCAGATGGCGGGGTCACCATCGAGCGTGCCGTCCGAGGTCGCCAGGCGCATTCGTAGGGTCGCTGTGCCCCGTTGCAGGATGGTGGCGTAGCTGTCCGAGCCGTGGTAGCGCGTGCCGATGAACCTGCGCTTGCCGGTCTCGGAGCCGAGGTTGTAGCTGAGTTCCAATGCCTCGGTGGTCTTCTGCATCATGTCGGGCGTGGTGACCGAGCTTTGGGTCACCACGTCGTCGTAGACCATCAGCGTGTAGTGGCGTCCGGTGGGTTGGCCGTCGACCAGGCCGTGGGCCTCGATGGTGGACTCCTTCGGGTTGCCCTTGCGCTTGACGATGAGGCCGTCGTCCTCGGACCACTTGGGAGCGTCCCTCGCCGGGTCGGTGTAGAGGATATCGGGGAAGAGGCCGCGCAGCACTGCGTTGCTCTCGAATTCCCGCTTGATCTGGCGTAAGAATCCTTTGGCTATCGGGCGGGTGTGACTGAGGATGCCGACGGTGATCTCCGGGTCGTTGAGGACATCCTGGATGGTGAGCGCGAAGGTGATGATGCTGGACTTGTAGTGGCCTCTGCTCCAGAGGTCGAGGTGATCGTCGGGATCAGTCTGTACTTCCCGGCAGCGGTCCAGAATCCACTGGTGTTGTGCGTCCGGCCGGTTCAGCAGGTATCTCAGCAGGTAGTACAGATCGTTCTGTGCCAGCCACCGCAGGGTGGCGTGTTGCTCTGCCGAGGACAGTGCCTGCAATGAACGATGCAGCGTCGAATACTGCGCCAGGGTGGTCGGCAGGATCACTGGGTGCAACCTTGCCGACCAGGTGACCGACTTCCGCTACCAGGCGCAGGTACTCGCCGGGGTCGCGTTGGGCCAACTTCCTGAATGAGGCCTTGCCCGACTTTTGCCAATCCTCCAGGCAGTCCTGGAGGAAGGCGGTCGCGATATGTTGCCGTGCGCCGACCGGTCTGCCGTTGGGGTTCCCCGACTGGCCCGGTTGCCACGCTGGGCCGAGGTTCTTGATGCCGGTGTTGGGGCGGTGTTTCTTTACCGGCACCTTCGCCGCGCTCACGTTCAATCTGCTCCTGTTCCGCGTGGAACCAGTGGAGGATGTTGGTCGGTTGGTAAGGTGCTGAATACATTCACATTACTGCTCGACGTTGTGGACATACATGTCGGGGAATTCGGGATCGGTTTCGGGGTGGCACCAGCAGTCTGGCTGCATGACATGTTCGCGGCCCATGAGGGGGACGACGTGGACCTGGTCGTAGTCGACCGGCTGGGGGAAGTCAAGCTGGATCGAGGGTGAGGTGTTCACGATCACCGGTCCTGATGGTTTTGGAGGTTGTACTCCTACCTGTTGTGTGCGTCAACACACAAGGCCACTACATCTTGCGATATTCCAATGAGTGTAGAAATGTGTATATGAATATAGCTTATGACCAGTAGACGTATACACTTCATACACCGCATAATCACTCCATCGACTCACCCACCCACCGGAGACCACCATGCTTAAAGGCACCATCAAAGTCCGCACCGCCAGCAACTACGGCACCCAGCGCATCTACCCGGCGTGTGGCTGCGCCCTGCTGCTGGCCCGGTTGGCCGGGACCAAGACCCTGACCGAGGCCGCGCTGGAGACGCTGATCACCACCGGCATCACGGTCCTCCAGGACCACGGCTTCGCCACCCGGCCCATCGCTTCCGCCGCTGATCTCATTTACTAAGAGGAGAACCAGAATGAAATTCACCGTACTCAAAGCCACCGGTTGCGCCTGGCGCGGCCGTTACCTGAACCTCAACGGTCGGCAGATCGCCCGTATCACCGTTGACCCGACCGCCTCTCGCGGCCCGACACTCAGCTTCGGTGGCGGGTTCGGCAACTTCGCCAACGACATCCAGACCCCGTGGCTGCGCCGCCTGGTGTGGATCACCCACGTCGTTGACGTGCGCTTCCGCCTGCCGCACGTCCCGTACCGCTGGGTGTGCCGCTTCCCGCGCCTGCTCCCGGCGTACCGGGTCTCCAACGGCTTCTGGCACGGGCTGGATGGGCGCTACCAACGATAGAACCCAGGAGGGAGTGGCCCACCACTCCCCCTGCGCTCTGCGCGTATCACTGGAGTACCGACATGGCAGCACAACGCTACACCTTCAAGAACCAGACGTTCAAGCGTTTCTACGACAGCGAACCGAGGTCCGGCACCGTGGTTCTCGAAGTTGATTGGGACGAGATCGTCGCCGCGCTGGGGACCAAAGCAGCCTGGAACAAAAGCGGCAAAAGCAAGTTGGCGCTGGGCATCAAGGCCAAATTCATCGGGGACAAGAAATGACCCATCTCGCCAAGCTCGTCGCGGCCTGCAACAAATTCAACCTGGAGGTGTTCTACCTGGGGCCTGCCGAGGCCCGGTATTGCACCAAGCAGGCCCTCACCCAGGACACCCGCTTCGTCAATGCCGGCGATACCGTCAAGCCTGGGTGGTACTGGTGGTCCTGCGTTCCGGGTTGCCTGCCTGACTCGGAGTGGGCCACCGGCCCCTTCACCTCGGCCACCCGTGCCGCCGGGGATGCACTGGACACCCGGCCATGACCCGCTTCAGCGATCTGCGGGTGGGCGACAGCTTCGACTTCATTGGCCCAGAGGCGCGGTTCAACAGCTTCTATGAGCGTTGCACCAAGACCTCGCCACGGGGCTATACCTGGTTCCACCCGGAGCGGCATGGCATCGCCCACGCCACCGTCGGCACCATCAATTGCAAGGTCTATCACGTTGAACGTAAGGAGGGGAGATGAGCAAATACAAACTACTGGTCGAGATCGACCAGGCCAAGCAACAGATCAAACGCCTGGATGCGCTAATCGACAGTCTGCGTACCCAGGCCAGCGATGCCTATGCAGCGCGGGAGACGTTCCTGCTGGCGCTCGACGCCGCCCGTCAACAACTGCAACTGCTGGAGGTTCAATGAGTGATTTTCTGGTACGCGATGAGGGCAGCATCTACCTGCTGACCCCCAGGACCCCGGCCGCAGTGGAGTGGGTCAGGGCCAACCTGCGCGAGGACCGCCTGCGCTGGGCGGGGGCGACCGTGATCGAACACCGCTACGTCAGCGACGTGATCACCGGCATCGGCGAGGCCGGTCTGCAAGTGGAGATCAAATGATGATCAGAACGAACATCTTCCTCACCGCGCCGCAACTGGCCGCGTTGCAGCAGCTTGCAGGGTCTACCGGGTTATCCGTCGCCGAGCTTGTGCGGAGGGCGATTGATCTTTACCTGACCCCGGCCCAGATCCACTGACCGGGGGACGCAGCAGCGCCGCCACCTCGCGCTGCGTCTCCCAGGTGTGGACCTGTTCCAGCATCACGCCGATGGCGGCATGGACCCGGTCGATGCCGAGGTGCCACTGACCGCAGAGGGGACAGAGGACCACGTCAATACCTGTCCGGGGTCATCACGTCAATGCGAATATTGGTCGGGGCACCGCCGAAAGGCTTGTCGCCGTTGACCACGATGATGTCCAGCGTGTCATCGAAGGCCATCATCACCTGGGATGGACTGCCTGGGGTCGGGGCGTTGCTCAATGCACACGATGGCGCATTCTCGGTGGAGGCGAACCGCTGTATCCCGTTGTTATTCAGTTTCAGGGTGCGCGGGATGACCGCGCTACCGGGTTCCTCGATGACATTGATGCGCCCGAATTTGTTCGGGTCCATCGCCGACTTCCACACCAACCGGAAGCAGCACGTCTGGTTTGGCGCTAGCTGGACGTTGGTCAGCGTCACCTGACCACTCGCAGGCCACGGGATGATGACCGGCGGCACCGGGGTCGGATAATCCTGACCAGAGGGCGGCGGGGGCGTATCACCGCCGCCACCCGTACCACCATCGCCCCCATCGCCACCACCGGAGCCAGCGGGGCCTTGAGGGCCTGCTGGCCCCTGGGGGCCGGGGACTCCCTGCGGCCCAGCAGGGCCGGTGGGTCCGGCAGGGCCTTGCGGCCCTGGGGGTCCGGCGGGGCCTGCTGGTCCGGCAGGGCCGGGGGTGCCAGCCGAGGCCGGGGGCGGTGCGCCCTGCTCGTAGTCCAGCAGCAACGTCCCCTCGTCGGTCCATACCGATATGTGCTGGACCCTCTGCGCCTGAATCCAGCTTTGCGATTCCGGTGGGTATAGGAATATGTTCATCGCAGTCCCCTTCGCTTGCGTTCGGTCCAAAAACGACGCATGGTCTCGCGCTTGCGCTTGTAGTCGCGCCAGCTTTCCCACGCCGCCAGCAGCACCAGATACACGCACACCAGCACGATCATCGTAACCCAGGACAGGATGTCGGTCAGATCCATCAACGCAAGCGTCCCAGGTGCCTCTGCACCGCCGCCAGCGCCTCTTCCACGGTGTTCACCACCGCCAGTGGCCCGTGCCACTGCTCCAGGAAGCTCGCCTGGTCCTCGGTCAGTGCGCGGCGCGACGCCGACTTGTCGCCATCCTTCACCTCCATCAGCAGGTTCATGCCCCACGTCCCGCCACGGCCTACCAGCAGGTCGGGACAACCCTGGCCGACAGGGGCCAGCGACAGCACCGAGCAGCCGGTCTGGCGCAGGGCCTGCACGATAGCCGCCTGGTTGGCGTCGACCTTGGCAGCGCGTCTCACTTGCGCCGCCAGACCAGCACGATCCGCGCATGGGCCTTGGTCCCTGCCGCATGACGCACCTGGCCGGTCGCCACGATCAGCGGACTGATCCCCGGCAGGCGCGAGACCGCGCCCCAGAAGTTCGGACTGTGCGGTTCCTCGCCACCATTGTGCCGCCACCAGGCGCGGAAGTCCTCGATGAGGAATTCGGGCGGTGCCCTGACCACCCAGTAGCGGAAGGCGAGGACGATGCGCTCCCTGAAGTCCTCGATGGAATTGTCGGTCACCAGCGCAATCCCGGCATCGCGCAGTTCCTCACCGTGCCCGAGCGGAAGCTCGTTGAACAGCGATCCCTGGCCGTCGTCGTCGTCTTTCATGGCGGATTCCGCAACGGCTCGCACTGGTCGGCCACCAGGCCCCGCAGGCAGACCAGGGCACTGTCGATATCGCCCTGCATCGTCGCCAGGTCTTCCTTCCAGGATTGCGGCATCTGCCAGCCCCAGTGGGCAGCGAGGCGCTCGTACAGGCCGCGCAGTTCCAGCCGCTTCTGCTGCTGGGCAAGGGGGTCATCCATGATCGATCCTTTGCGTGTTCTCGGTCAGCACCGCGATCATTCTCTGGCATTCGGCCACCCGTTGCATCACCGCGTTGCCGTGCGAACTCGGCATCAAGCTGGCGGTTCGCGTCAATTCATCGATTCGGATCAGCAGTTGATCAACCGCCTTCTGTCGTTCCACACCTTGCTGCGGGTTCACTGAGATATTTTCCCTCTTTGAAGCGTAGAGACAGTCTTCTTTCGAGACTTCCTACAGACTGCTTTTAACGGTGCCAAAGCCTTCAGCGACCGCCCCTCTATTCTGACGACTGGTGAGTCGTACAGCCCTTGCGGCGTTAGCAGAAAGGGCTAATCAGCAGAGGTTACAACGGATTTTTCAGTGGTCTGGTCTGGTGTGAGTTTTTCTCATACCACCCTCTCTCTGTGGAACCCCGCCGACCTGTGAGTATTTATCGCTTGCACACTTTTTGACACAAACCCGGTTTTCATTCAAACGCGTGTTCGATGTCAGGAAAGCTCACGGCTCCCCCCGTAGGACTTGTGAGTTTTTCTCACACGTCCCGGCACCGGCCCGATATAGCCCAGCGTTTCATCCGGCAGACGGGAATAGCCCAGCCGCAGCAGCACCGGCTCATCCCCCCGCAGCAGCAGCCACACCTCTCCATCCAGGTAATAGATCACGATGACACCCTCCTAAAATGGGTGGCGCACCCGTTACGAGACGCGCCACCCCAACACCGCCCGCACCCCGACAAGTAGGGATGGGCGGATCGCGGCCATGCGAGGAACCGCAATTCTTATGTGCTGCGCTTGCGCCCATTGAGCGGCCCGAATACATCCGGCCTCAACTCCAGCCGGGTGACCTTGCCACGGGTCGCCTTCTCAATCGTTGCCGCCCGAGCCGGGGAGATCGGCTCGCGGCCCAATAGCCATTGCGATATCGCACCCTGCGTCACCCCCAGCTTCTGGGCGAACTCCTCCTGGGTCATCAGCGTGGTCTTCAGATAGTCGGATAAATTCATCCGGCCATTGTCACAATAGTTGTGTTGATTTGCAACACCCCTGAAATATTATTAATAAAGCTATTGCACTCGTCTACACTTTGCCTGATAATCCGTTACATCAACACCACGCACCGGAGAAACGAAATGACCAACTACCAAAAAGCCTGCGCCGAATACTTCCAGGCGGCGCGTGACCATGAGGAAGTCAAGCTGGCCCTCTACGCCGGTCGCATCGGCTACGACGAGTACAGCGCCTCGGTTCGCCGCTTCCATGCCGCCGAAGGCTGGTGCATCGCCGTCGAGGACGCGGAACTCCGCGCCGACCAAATCAACCCGCTGTCGCCACTCTAAGGAACCGCCATGAAAGTCGAATTCATCGAGAACACGTCCAAGTTCGTGGCGGCTGATCGCTGCCCCTGGGCGACGGTCATCCAGCACCACAAGCGCGGCTTCCTCTGCTTTGAAGCCGCCGAGGACTACCGGTCCTGGATCGCCACCCGCAACGCCCGTGAGGAACGGGCCATTCTGAGAAAGGGCAGCAAATGAAGACCTACCGCATCGACGCCGTCCCGACCACCCTGGTCACCCCGCTGATCCACGTCCTGACGTTGGTCAATGCCGGTGTCGGCCCCACCACCGCCTGCGCCTTCGTCGCCAACAACGCCGTGGAGTACGTCTCCTACGCCGCGCTGCTCGACGCCTACAACTCGTCCGCCCAAGGAGTCCACTGATGGAACTGCCCCACACCTTTGAGGACTGGTCGCAGGCCGACAAGGACAATGCCCGGCGGATGCTGGCCCAGGCCAGCGGCATCCTGTCGGTGTTCTTCCGCCTGCACCCGCATGTCGAGAACGCAGGCAAGCTCTCCGCCGAGATCGACACCGCCCTCGGCATCACCCCGGTTTTCCCCAAGGAGGAAGCATGATCGTCGTTCTGAAAAACGCAGTTGGTCCTGACGGCCGCAAGGCCGATGCCTACCTCGGCGGCAACGGTTGCCGGGGGTTCAACACCGATAAGCGCGAAGAGGCGCATCAGTTCGACCAGTACGACGCCGACCGTTTCGCCGACCACTTCAGTGGTTGGTATCGCGGGTTTGCCGGTGCCGTCGACATCCGGGTGGAAGCATGAAACCCCTCGCCCGTGAGTTCGCGAGCTTCCGCAAGGCGGTCATCGACGACGACGCCAGCGATGCCCAGGTCGAGGACATGGAAGCGGCATTTTTCGCCGGGGCCATCTGCGCCCTCGGCGTGCTGGTCAAGACCCTTCTCGATACCGACAGCGAAAAGGAAGCCTGCCTGCTGCGCCTGGGGGAGATGGTCAGCGAGTGCCGCGAGTTCGACGCCGCGATGAGGGCCGATGCGGTCATCTCCCGCGCCATGAAGGACAAGCAATGATCGCCGACCGCGCCGTCGGCATCGCGCTGACCCTCGCCGCCTTTTTCCTGCTGATCCTTCACCTTGCGGAGATCCTGTGAAACCACCCCTGTCCATCCTCGACCCCCGGTTCAAGTACACCCCCAGCCACAGTACCGACCTGGCGGCAACCTTCGCCCGTGTTCGCGAGTCGCTGCGAGTCGCCGCGAGTCAGGAGCGGGACCGCACCGCGCTGGTCGAGCAGCAACTGCAACTCGCCTATGCCAGACAGGACCGCATCATGTTGAGCCTGACCGACTACCTGCGGGGGCGGCAATGATGTCAAGGCAGGAACCCCATAGTTCTCGCCTTGACAGGCTGCGTAAGCGCAGCGGGTTCAAGGTGGCCTCAGAGCGCATCCACGTCTACTTCGACTATCCGCCGATACCCGTGCGGGACATGGACTGGTTCCGCCTACCGCGACGGGTACGAGCCGGGATGTCTGATCGGCAGGGGGCCAACGAAGGACGCGGCCATCCAGGATCTGTTGCAGCAGGAATACGACAACGGCAAATAATATTAGAAAAGCTATTGACACTTTTCTACGCTGCGCGGACAATCACCAGATCAACACAACGGAGCAACGCAATGACCTACGAATACCAACTGTCCAGCCGCGAGGAAGACGCCCACGATCCGGCGGTCAGCGAGGAGATGAATGACCGCGCCTTCGCCGCCCTGGTCGCACAGTGCCACGCTGAAGAGGGCAAGGTCCGCCGGGGCTGGTTGGAGTTCTGCTACGAGTGCCGCGAGGTCACCGCCGAGCAGTTCATCGACGGTCTCCGCGCCGTCGGCCAGGAGTGGTGGGAGGAAGCGGTCCAGGAGCAGTGGGCCGAGCTTTACGAGGCCACCGAATGAGCAGCCGTTATACCCGCTATACGACCGATGACTCCAGGCTGACGCCGCAGGAAAGCGACCGCTTGGCAAAGCTGATGGCAGCACCGTACCCGTTGACCAAACCAGAGCGAATGCGCCTGACTACGCTGCTTCGCAAGCGGCGCGTTCCATTAGCCACCGTACCACGCCAACCCAGGGAGTCCTAATGAAAACCTACCGCATCACCGTCACCGAGATCGGTGGCAATGACGGCAGTGTCGTCGGCAATGAGACGACAACCACCGACATCTTCACCCAGGTCGTGCCCGAGGCCGACTTCAACCTGCGCGGGGTCATCTCGGCCGTCAACAGCAAGCCTCGTGTCCGTAACCGCAAGCCCAAGGCCGAGGCCCCGAAATGACCCACGATGAAAAGCTGGTGGTCGCCCAGAACATGATCGACTACGGCGGCGGCTTCGTGCGCCGCCTGGGTGAACTCTGGCTCCACGCCGACAGCGATAACTGCGCCAGGATCGAAGCCACCTGGCCCGAGTACATCGAGAAATACACCCACAATTTCTCCAGCAGGTTTCCTGCCAACAGGCCCAAGCAATGAACGACACCGACCGCGAAGTGCTGCGCCAGGCCCATCTGGCCCAGGCCCAGGAACTCAACGGCCTGGGTGTGCTTGCGTATCGGCGCAAGCGCAACCTGCCGCAACGGGTGAAGGATGAACTCAGCTTCAGGCTGGAGATCGGCGACCTCGACACCAACCGCGACTGCTGCGACTGGCTGACCCTGGAGCATCCCGAGGCGCTGGCCCAGATCATGTGCCCCGGCGAGTGCAGCCACAAGGAAGTCATCGACATCTGGCGCGACCGCTGGATCGATGCGGTGATCGCCAGCGAGGGCTGGGGAACCATAGATATCCGTTACCAACTGGGAGTCGAATGATGAGCAGCCAACAAGCCGACCTCGGCAAAGAGCAGTACGAGGCCACCAGAATCCCGTTTGCCCCCCGCCCCACCGGGCTGGAGTTGCTGCGCCTGCCGTTCCCGCCGCACCAAATATCGAAGCTTCCAAAACCCACCCGCGCCCAGAACGATTGCGCCCCCAACCTCAAGC